GGAACTTGCAGCAGCGGAACTTGCAGCAGCGGAACTTGCAGCAGCGGAACTTGCAGCAGCCAGCAAATAACTAGCGATTTAGTCTTCAAATTAAAAAGCCCTCAAAAGAGGGCTTTTGTGTTTGTAGATTTAAAAATAATGCTCAAACGAGGTAATCCATGGCAAACGCTTTATATCCAAAGTGGAAAGAGCAATTACTGCAATTTACCGCTAACAACGACTTGGACGGGCAAACCGTAAAAGCGGCACTAGTTGACACAGCGGTTTACGCATATAGCGCCGCTGACCAGTTTTACAGCGCCGCTCAGGCCGCGGTTGTTGGTACGCCTCAGGCGATTGCAAACAAAACTTTTGTTGACGGTGTGTTTGCAGGTGACGACGTAACGTTTGTTAACACAACAGGCCCGACCGCTGAGGCTGTGCTGATCTACATAGATACCGGCACGCCCGCCACAAGCCCGCTGGTTGCATATTTGGACACTGGCATTACTGGCTTGCCAATTACGCCAAACGGGGGTGACGTTTTAACAGCATGGAACGCTAGCGGAATTTTTGCACTGTAATAAATATGGCAATAGTCACAATCAACTTTGAAATATCACAAAACGGCTACACGCTAAAAGATGCAATCGTTTTGCCTGACGATCACGGGTTGACTGATGCGCAAATCGAGGTTATTAAGCAACAGCGTTTTGATAATTGGTATGCGGTAGTGACTGCACCACAGGTATTTGATGTAGTCAATCACTTAAATACTAATCGCAATGCAGATTTGCACGCTCCGCATTTTATTTGTAACGACGGTACAGAAATCAGCATTCAATCTTTGGATGATATTGTTACCTCTGAAACATTGTTTGATGTGCGTATTTATGAGGTTAAAGAAGATTTGTTATTAGCCGAGTACAGACTTGGATATGACAATACCTACGCAGATGTACCTTTAATTACAATTGAAGCGGTTATTGCTAGTCACGGTGGCGTAAATGGCTAATAGGTACTGGCGCGGCGGCACTGGCACATGGGATGCATCCAATACAGCCAACTGGTCTGCTACGTCTGGCGGTGCTGGCGGTGCAAGTGCGCCGACTTTAGCCGATGACGTGTTCTTTGACATCAACTCTGGTGCGGCAGGCTACACAGTCACGGTCGGCACCAATGCCGTGTGCAACGACATTACTGTTTCCGCACCTGCTAGTGGCGTAGCGGCTTTCTCTTTGGTGGCTACTTCAATACTTAGTATTTACGGCTCTATGTTGCTGAATACGTCTAGCAGTACATGGACCGGGGTAAGTGGGGCAAAGATTGATCTAAGGGCTACAACTACCGGGAAAACGATCACCACTAATGGCATATCGCTTATTAGCTCTGGCGGTGGCAATGAGCTTCGTTTTAATGGCGTGGGTGGCGAGTGGAGTTTAGGAAGTGCGCTCACGACTGTAACAATTGCTATGCAGGCTGGAATACTCAGAACTGCAAATTTTAACGTTACTCTTACGGGATCATTTTCGTATATTTCTGGCGCACAACTTACGCGGGCCATTTATTTAGGGTCTTCAACGATAGTCGTTTCTGGGTTTTTAGGCGCGGCGTCTGGCTTAGTAGCGTCGAATATTACGTTTGATGCTGGCACGTCCCTAATCAATATGGGCAACTCCAACACCGGTCTGAATGGTGGCGGGTTGACCTATAACAATGTGACGTGGACGAACACAGGCTCTGGCACAGTATCATTCACCGGCGCAAATACATTTAACAACCTGACGTTTACAAGCCCAGCGGCAACAGGATTACGCAATATCAGCGTAGGCGCAAACCAAACCGTCAACGGCACACTAACACTCGGCACAGCTAACACCACCATTCGCAGAATGTTCATGTTCAGCGATGTGGTGGGTACGCCACGCACGATTACAGCTAACGCCATTGCGGCACTGGCTGATGTGGATTTACGTGACATTGTGGCGGCTGGCGCAAGTGGTACATGGGCTGGCACTCGGTTGGGTAATTGTTTGGGGAACTCAAACATTACTTTTGATGCTGGTAAGACGGTTTATTGGAATTTAGCTACTGCTAGTAATGCTTTTGAAGCGGTTGCGTGGGCGACAACCAGTGGTGGAGTACCAAACGTTAATAATTTTCCATTGGCGCAAGATACGGCAGTATTTGAAAATGCAGGCGTTAGTAGTGGTGGCACCATTTCGTCATCGGCATCATGGAATCTAGGAACTGTTTCTTTTTCTACAAGAACTTTACCTATGACATTTGCTTTTACATCAACAAATTTCTATGGAAATTTAACATATTCATCTGCGATAACAATAAGTGGTGCACAAGCGAATACCTTTTGTGGACAAGGTGCTACTCAAGCTATTACAAGCGCCGGTAAAACAATAACTTATCCAATAACAATTAACAACGCAACCGGCACACTCCAACTGCAAGACGCTTTGACAACGTCCGGCGCATTTACGCTGACTAGCGGGGCGTTGGATTTGAATGATAATGACTTAACCGCGCTTACATTCAGCTCAAACAATAGCAATATTCGTGCAATTGCATTTGGTACTGGTAGTATTAATTTGACGGGCAATAACGCAAGCATTTGGAATGCCGCAACACAAACAGGATTTAGTTATACAGGAACTCCAACAGTAAATTTTACCTATAGTGGAGCTACAGGTACTAGGTCAATTTTCATCGGGAACGCAGCGGGCGCAACTGAAAGTAATGTTATAAATGCAAATATTACAGCTGGGACGGATATTGTTGATATTCGCGGAAGTGTAAATAACTATAACTACACTGGATTTTCAGGTAATGTAGCGGCGGCTGCTCACGCGATAGTTATTTATGGGAATGCCGTTCTTTCTTCTGGTCTAACTTATGGTAGCTCTGCATTTACAACAGTTTTTGCAAAGTCATCAGGCACGCAAACCGTAACTACGAATGGCAAGACACTTGATAACCCAATTACCAAATCAGGCGCTGGCACCCTGCAACTAGCCGACAACCTAACGCAAGGCGTGACGCGCACATTCACGCACACAGCCGGAACGATAGACCTGAACGACAACGACTTGAACGCTGGCTTATGGGCAACTACTGGCGCACTGGCTCGTCACTTAGACACTGGCGCAACTGGCGAACTTCACATAGCTGGCGCAACGTTCACGGCATCCGGTAGCAATCTGACGACCGAGGGTACGGGGTCAATCAGCATGGATAGCGCTGCAAGTAAAACTTTTGCAGGTGGTGGCTTTTCATGGCCTAAGCTTAATCAGGGCGGTGCAGGCGATTTGAACCTGACCGGCGCGAACCGTTTTAAGGATATGACCAATACGGTTGTGCCGTGCGCGGTGGTATTCCCGGCTAACGTGACAACGCAAGTTGAGAATTTTAGCTTGAACGGTACGCCGGGCAACTTGGTTTCAATCCGGTCTAGCGTGGCAGGCCAGCGGTTCGGATTGGATAAGGTGGCGGCATGACAATTATTGTTAGCTATTTAAGCGTTAAGGATAGCGCCGCAACGCCAGCCGCAGGGTTTTACGCTGAGTATTCAACCGACGCGGGGAATAATACGGGTTGGGTGATATTTGCAGAATCATCGCAGCAAGCTATATCTGTACCGCTGCATGAAAATATCAATCAATTTTTTGATTCTCGAATCATTTACAAGATTTCACCTGGTTTATTTGTAAATAACAACACGTTTTTTTCATTTGAAGTAAAGGCGCGAAATACTTTGCTGCCAAACCTGTTTGAAAACCAGAATGTTTTTTTTAATGCAAATATGTATCGCATTTCTAAATTTGCAGCGCGTAGCGGCAGGTTTAATAGTACACAATATGGCTCAAGGCCTGCAGCAGCTTCAATCAGTAAAAGGCAATCATGACCACACGATCAATTACAGCGCCGACAACAGAGCCAATAGATACGCTTACAGCGAAAGTCCATTTGCGAGTTGACCACAATGATGATGACGATCTGATCGATGGTTTTGTCACTTCTGCGCGCGAACAATGTGAACATATTTTAGGTCGATCAATCATGCCTCAAACTTGGGAACTTGTGCTTGATGCGTTCCCTAGCGATAACGATATCGAGCTTTTATATCCATCGATCATTGCTATTACCAGCATTAAATATGTCTCTGCAGATACTTTGCTTGAGGTTTCTTTGGCGCCTGATCAGTACGTTTTGGATAAAGACAGTGAGCCTGGTTGGCTTTTGCCTGCTAATGGATCATGGCCTGCAACTGCTGATGTTGCCAATGCAGTGCGCATTCGCTACACAGCAGGTTATGCAGATGCGGCTAGTGTGCCGGCAAGTATTAAAAACTGGATTAAATTGGCAGTTGGCGTTTGGTATAGAAATCGTGAAGCCGGGGTTGAAGCGGCAATTACCACTTTGCCGCATGACTTCTTTTCTGGGTTGCTTGATAGATACAGGATATGGCGGCTATGAGTTTACCTGCAGCAGGCGAACTTGACCGCCGTATTGTTATTAAATCGCAGTCTGACATTCCTGCAATGGGCGCTGCAATTACGCAGAATTTCACTACAGTTGCAACGGTATGGGCAAAACACCAGCCGGTAGGTGGTGCAATATTCTTTGGCACAAAACAAGTGGGTGAAGATGTCACAGACCGATTTATTGTGCGCCGCACTGGATTGGTAAATGAGCAGGATATTACCGCAAACCATGTGATTGAAACCAACAGCACGCGCTACCGCGTGCGCCGCGTCAGCGATCTGGAAGGCGCGCGTCAGTTTACGATGATTGAAGCGGAGTGCCTGGGTAATGTTTGAAGTTAATGCCACGATTGAAGGCTTTAGCCGGATTGACTTTGATAAAAAGAAAATACGCAGCGCATTACGCATTGAAGGCCGTGCTGTTCAAAAACTGGCAAGAAAGCTAGTTTCAAAACGGATTCTTAATAGTGTTGGTGATTATCCCGCCAGGCGAACAGGTAGCCTGATGCGATCTATTAAAGTCAAGGTTGCAAAGTCTGGTTTTCTTGTACGAATTGCGCCACAAAAAACGGCTGAAATGAAGGATTTCTACCCAGCCTTTCTGCATTATGGCAGCACAAAAAACAACCTGGCACCGCGTAAAAACTTTATGACAGATTCATTAGATGCACGTCGTGAGGTTTCGCGAGTGGCAATATTAAATGCGCTTGAAGGCGCATTAAAACCGAGATAATTATGATCGTTGCCATTGTTGAAGCATTAAAAACACGCACCAATGCGACATTTGCAGGGCGTATTGCCGGAGCTGCTGAGTTTGCAAAGCTTGAGCCAGATGCAAAACTTGCCATGCCAAGCGCATATGTAATTCCGCTGGACGATACGGCTCAGCCGAATAGCTCAGAAAATGGCTATTCACAGATCGTTCGTGATGGTTTTGCGGTGATCGTTGTTTTAAGCAACACAGCTGATGAACTTGGCAATAGTAGCGTAGCGCAAACACAGCCTATACGTAACGTGCTGAATGCGGCGTTGCTTTCATGGTCTCCAGACGCAGAGCATGGTCCAATTGAATACGAAGGCGGGCAGTTGTTGGATATTGACCGAGCACGCATGTATTACCAGTTTGAATACGCCTGTGAAACCGAGTTCACCGAGGCTGATACTTACCAGGCAATTAAGAACGCGGCATTACCAGAATTTACTGACATGAATCTCAATGTAGATATGATTCAGCCGTTTGACCCTAACCGAGTTGCAGCTGATGATACGGGACCGGATGGCACCATTGATGCTGTGCTTACAATTGAAGTGCCACAATAAGGAATAACCATGTTTATTAAACCGATTAACAACAAACATATCCCAGACCCGGTACGCGGTGGCTTTTTGCCTGAAAGCGGCAGTGAGGTCGATGTGAACGATATGTACTGGCAGCGCCGTATTAATGATGGCGATGTTGAAGTAGTCACAAAAAAAGCAGTAAAACCAAAGCAAGATTAATTAAGTTTTAAACAAGCCAGCCACCTTAGGGTGGCTTTTTTATGCCCGGAGGCAATATGACTGTGTCATTCAATACCACTCCTGCCAATTTGCGAGTCCCGCTTTTCTATGCGGAAGTGGACAACTCTCAAGCTGGCTATTTTTCACAAAACCTGCGCACGCTGATTGTTGGCCAAAAGACTGCAGCCGGTATCGGTGATGCTAATACACCAATGCTGGTATCACGCACTGATGAAGCAAAAGAGCTTGCTGGTGTAGGCTCAATTGCAGCGCGCATGCATGAAATCTATCGCGCCAATGATTCAACCGGCGAAGTATGGATGCTGCTGCTTGATGATCTTGGTGCCGGGGTTGCAGCGGTTGATACGATCACCGTCACAGGTAATGCGACAGAAAGTGGCACGCTTAACCTGTACATTGCCGGACAAAAACTGCAAGTTGCAGTGGTGTCTGCAGATACACCAACCATTATTGCTGCTGCGATTGCTGCCGCGATTACAGCAGCAGTTGACCTGCCTGTTACTGCCACGGCTGCGCTGGGCGTAGTGACATGCACTTGTCGCCATAAAGGCGCAATCGGTAATGATGTTGATTACCGGCTTAACTATCGTGGCCTTGCCGGTGGTGAAAAAACACCGGCAGGCATCACGGTGGCTTTTGCACAAACAACAGCAGGTACTGGTGTTTCAGTGTTGACTACGGCACTGGCTGCACTAGGCGATGAAGAGTATGACTTTATCATTCACCCATACACAGACAGTACCTCGCTTGATGCATTCAAAACCTTGATGAATGACACTACAGGCCGCTGGGCTTATAACCGCCAGATTTATGGCCACGTTTACTCAGCCAAAGCAGATACGTTCTCTAACCTGGTATCACTAGGTTTAGCGCGTAACGACCAGCACGCCTCAATTGCAGGCTATGAAACCGGCGTGCCTAATCCATCATGGGAATACGCATCTGCTTATGGTGCACGCAATGCCGTATTTATTGCCGCTGACCCGGCACGACCAACCCAGACCGGTGAACTGATTGGCATCTTGCCTGCGTCTGCATCAGGCCGCTTTATTCAAACTGAGCGCGGCACATTGCTTAACAGTGGCATTGCAACCAGCTATGTTGGCGGCAGCGCACAGCGTGTAGAGCGTGCGATTACCACCTACCAAAAGAACGCATGGAATCAGGCTGACCCATCTTATCTGGACAGTGAAACCCTGCACACGCTGGCGCATGTTTTACGCCGCTTGCGTTACGTGGTTACTCAAAAATACCCACGCCACAAACTCGCAAACGATGGTACCCGCTTTGGTGCAGGTCAGGCCATCGTCACACCAAGCGTAGTCCGTGGCGAAATCTTGAGCGAGTACGCAGAGCTTGAAGAGCAAGGCATTGTTGAAAACGCAAAAGCCTTTGCGGCAAACCTGATTGTAGAGCGTGATGCAAATGACCCTAACCGCCTGAATGTGCTGTACCCGCCTGATCTGGTGAACCAGCTGCGCGTATTTGCAGTGCTGGCGCAATTCCGTCTGCAATATTAATTTTAATCAAATCATCAGCTGTCAAGGAATCCTTGATAGCTGAATCTCGAAAGGAATCAACATGGCATCAGCTCCTAAAGTAGCAGGTACCTGCTACGTGAAAGTAGATGGCTCTCAGTTAGAACTAAAAGGCGACAACGGCATTGAAGTGCCGTTGCTGTCAGTGCAGCGTGAAGTGGTGATGGGTCAAAGTGGTGTAGCTGGCTTGAAAGAAACAGCCCGTGTTCCATACGTTAAAGGCACGTTTATCGTTGGTCCTGACTTCCCGCGTGAAAAGCTGGATGAATCAACCGACATCACCGTGACCGTAGAGTTTATTAACGGCTCTGTTTACACACTCAGCGGTGCATTTGTAGTGGGTGAAGTAGCTTATAAATCAGATAGCGGCGAACTTGAAGTTGAGTTCAATGGCATTAAAGGGATCTGGGCATGAAGGTAACTTTAGCTAAAGCAATCACCGCGCACGGCGTTGATGTAACCGAGCTTGAGCTGCGTGAACCAACCGGCAAGGATGTACAGGAATTGGGTTTTCCTTACATCGTACTGATGAACGGCGACGATCAGGCGTTGCAGATTCAGGTTAAAACCGTAGGCAAGTATGTTTCGCGCCTGGCTGCTGTGCCACCAAGTTCAATTGATCAGATGAGTGCTGGTGATTTGAGTGCATTGGCAGGGGTAGTACTCAGTTTTTTCGGGGTAGAAGCGGCAGCGTAGGTGATTTTGTAGATCGGGTGTTTGAGCTGGCATATTTTTGGCGCATGTCACCTGACTACATGTTTGAAATGCCGCTTACAAAATTAGAACTTTACGACGCTCAGGCTGAGCGTATTTATAAATTGAGAGAAGGTCCAGGCGATGGCGGATAAATTCCAGCTTAAAGCGATACTGACCGCGGTTGATAAAATCACCCCGACCACTACGCAAATCGGCAAGTCTATCAAGATCATGCATAAATCATTGCGTGATATTGGCAATGCCGGTGGTGAGCTCATGCGTAAAATCGGTGTGCCTGCTTTCCTCTCATTCAGTGCGGTAACGTTTGGCGCTATTCGCGCAACACAAGCGGCGATGGACTATGCAGGCAGCATTCAGGATGCTGCAGACAGAACCGGTGCTAGTGTAGAAGGCTACCAGGCAATGGCCAACATGCTTGGCTTGGTAGGTGGCACGGCTGAAGACGCTGAAATGGCTTTTACCAAGTTCAATAAAGGTGTTGCCGAAGGCTCAAGCGGCGCGGATAAAAACTTTGCCGGACTCATGAAAAAGTTAGGTATTCCGCTTAAAAATGCCAAAGGTGAGTTGGTAGGTTTAACCGATGTATTACCAGAGCTTGCTGCAGGCTTTGCAAGAAACAAAAACCCTGCGATTCAAACGCGCATGGCAATGGAATTGTGGGGTAAAAGCGGCACTAAAATGATCCCGCTTTTAAATGGTCTGGCAGATGGCAGCATTTCGCTAGAGCAGGCCATGAAAGATATTGTCAACAAACAGGCCATTACCGACCTGGACAACATGGGCGATTCAGTCACTGCCCTTGGCACTAAAACTAAGAATACGCTGACCAATGCCCTGGCTAAAATGGTGCCAGTGATTCAGCCTATTATTGATTCAATGAGCAAGTGGATCAGTGAAAACCAAGAATTTTTGCAATCACAAATTGCAGGTGCAATCACTGAGGTTGCTAATGCAATAAAGCAAGTCAACTGGGTAGAAACCTTCAAGGGCATTCAAGCTACGGTTGCTGACATTCGTGATTTTATCAATGCCATTGGCGGCGTTAAAACGCTTATTTATGGTCTCGGTTTGGCGTGGGCTGCCGGGCCAATAGCAGCAATAATGTCTATTGTTGGCGCAATTTGGCGGATGCGTCTCGCGTTTAAGGGATTAAAGGTAGATGCAAATAATGCCGGTACTGCTGTATCAGATGCATTTACAAAAAAATCTGCAGCTGGCCTAACCGGAACGTTGAACATGATGAAAAATAATGCAGGCCTTATGACAGCTGCGTTTGGTGTTGGTTATGCAATTGGCGGATGGATCAACGATTCGTTGCTCAGTGAAAAATTCAAAAATCAAATTGGCGAAACAATTGCACAGACATTAGCGTTCTTTGGCAACGATACTGCAGCTGCAGCTTTGGCTGCAAATGGCAAAGGACCTGATAAGAATGTTGATAGAAAAAGCGCTTATCAAAATCCAACCGGCTTATTTACCTCTAGCAAGCAATACGCCGATGCTGCACGTAATAAATCCAACCTGGTTGGAAACAATCAAACAAAACTAAATGGCGAAATGACCGTGAAGTTTGAGAATGCGCCACCTGGCACACGTGTCGATGTGGGCAAAACAAATCAAAGCGGTGTGTTTATGAATGCAGATGTTGGTTATCGCCGTATGGTAGCGGGGTTTTAAATGAGCTGGCGTGATCAATTACAAAAAGCGAGCTTTCGCAATGTGCCGTTTGAGGTTGAATC